CAATCAGGTATAACCAATTACCACCCGGTATAAGTTCGACTAGGGCAACCGTGATTAAGTTCACGCAGCACCCAAACAACACCAACTCTGAAAACTTCTTAACCCTTGCCTCGCGGCGACGGCGACCTGTGCTAGGCCATTTGTAGTCTTTACGAATCACTTGCTACCTCCATGCCATTACCTAATGGCATTTGCTTTGAATAAACACTCACGCAGGGTTGGGGTTGCCAACCCTGCTAGGCTGCTCACTCGTTGTTATTACGGCTTGCTGCTCTTGTAGGCAGATACTCGGGCGCGGGGAAACCCGCTCATGCCCTTAACGCTGCCGGGTGTATGTTGCCCACCCGTACCGGCTACGGACTGCTTGGCCTAGAACAACCTAGATGATCAGACTTGGCGCGGATAAGGTTTGATTCCCTAGCCGCAATCCCGTGAGTCCTCTTTTACGATCACCTTTGCTGCCCGACTTGTCGCCGTGCAATCCTGACGCGCACTGGTTGCGCGTAACCGTCGCCCTTGATATGGGGACACCGGGACTTGCCATGTCCCGTCGAACCTCTTCCAGTTCGCCTTCTGCTGCTACCGGCTTTCGGCTTGCAGCGTCGCTACAGATGTAACCTTTAAGACCGTCACCGTTCGGTGGAGTTCCCGATATGCCATTAGGTAATGGCATTTGCCGGTCATGCTCTGCGAACGATGGACGAGGCCATCCGTATATGAATTAGACCGCCCAAAACGGAGTAAGTTCCCCAATCCGTAAAGATTTTCTGGAAGAACTTTGCCATTAGGTAATGGCGTTTCGGGGTGATGTTCGAGAGATGGTATTTGGCTAATACCATTTTTTACTACGCTGACACTCTCGGGTTCGTTTTTATTTTTCAGGTGGTATCGGCGTAGTGGGAAAAAATAAATTTGAGTTCTACTTGGGGGTGAAATGTGGATAAGTTTGTTCCAATGTTCCATTTGTTCCAAGTTTCTGGATTTGTATTATGCTACAGAATTCGGTTTTCGGGGTGGGAGTGGGGTAAGTGTAAGTGCTTGATTTTGTAGAGAAGAAGAAGAAGAAGTAATAATAATAATATATAAAAGAGAAGAAGAAGAAGGGGATTTGTTCCAATGTTCCACGATTTAGAGGGGCGAGGGGTTTTGGGCATTGTGAGTGGGAAAATTTTTTCACTGCGTGTCCCCCATCCCGACTTGCCAATCCCGCTATATTTTCTTGGAACATTGGAACATTGGAACAAAACGTCGTTTTCTTCAACAAAATCATACACTTATCTTGTTCCAACGAATTTTTATCTTGGAACAAACGGAACAGACCGCGTGGAACAAGGTCAAACGTGGCCTTGCGCAGATTGGTGCGGCGTAGAACAAAATCTTCTGTAGGAACTGGCTTCACCATAACTGGCTTCACACAGACGGAACTGGTCTCGCACCGCGAGACCGAGAGGGGCGCGGTCGCAGGGTCGCCGTGGCCGGGGCGTGGCGTGGCGCGGAAACGACAAAACCCCGCCCGGCGTGAGCCGGGCAGGGTGGCAGGGTTGGCCTAGTCGCGTGGCCTTACTTGGGTTGCCGCTTGATCACCTCGCGGAAAAAGTTATCAACCAGGGTTTTGCCGGGGTTGGTTGCCAACCACGCATCGACGGCCGCAAGGAGCGCAGTCGCGTCAAGTACCGGCGGGGTCTCCACCTCACTCGATCCTGCACCCGCACCCGCTGTGGCCGTGGCCGTGGCCGTCGCACCGTGAACATCGGGAATGCAATCGGTAACGGACTGCTTGACCCCGGTATCGATATATTTCTGGATGCCGCGCCGAATCACCTTATCCGCATCGGGCATGGCCTTAACATCCTTGCGGAGAGCCGTGAACACCTTGCGCGCGTGATCATGGTCTACGGACTTACCCGCGATAATGCGGGGAGCCTTAAAGAATGCGTCGGTATAGATATCCTTGGCATCCTTGACGATATCAGCCCACAACGGCGACCCGGTAACGGCCGCGATACTTTCAGCCGATGGTTCAGCGGGGAAGAGGCCGCGCACCGTCGCGCGGAGTTCCGCACGGATAGTGTCGGTTGTGACCGTGTTATCGGCCACGCGCTTGAGGAGGCCACGCACCGTGGCGCGGATCTCCTCGTTCTGTACGATGGTTCGACCCAGTTCCATTTCCGTCTCCTTTCAAAGTCCCGCGATATTGCGGGGTCTATAGATAAGACCGCCGAAACGGGGTCGAGTTCCGCATCATCCAAACTTTTTTTGACCTGACGCCATTACCTAATGGCATTTCGCCCGGCCGCACCGTGGTCAAAACCGGCAGGACTCGACCCCACCCCCACCCGACCCCCCGCGCCAGCGTTGGGACTCCTACAATCCTATACACACTAAAACTTGCACAAATTACCACCCACTTTTCAAAACTCGGTTTTTATAACACCCCCCCGGTTGTCTTTTTGGTACCATGCGTTTTATTTTCTGCTATATAGTCTCTATCCGGGGTTCGCCCCCCGCCTAAACAGTATTGGGTTCATGCAAGACCTTCTCATTCCTGAGATCGACGAAAACATACCGCTCCCGGCTAACGCGGCCGATGCTCTGCCGGACCTCACTCCCGAGGCCGAAATTGAGATGCGGGCGAGGACAATTAAGCTCATATCCGATTTAACTGGGACGCCACTGTGCCCGGACGAGAACGACATTAGCGTGGCTAAAGAAATTGCTACCCAGCACCTCGCTAATCCCAAGACCCGCATTGACTACAGTAAATATCCAAATGAAACGATGGCTTATCTCGCGGGCCTCGTAGCGCAAAGCAACTGCGCGTTAGTCGATGATTTGGCTGAATTGAAGCTGTATGTCGTGAATAAGCTGGTCTACGAAGTAGAACACGCCGATAGCAGCAAGACTCGCATTCAAGCCTTATCAAAATTGGGCGAAGTAGATGGCGTTGATGCCTTTAAGAAGCGCAGCGAAACGACGCATATCATCAAACCGATTGAAGAAGTGGAGAAAGAACTTCTATCGGTGCTAGAGGGCATCGAATATCGCGTGGTAGATGAGGGTAATAGCCGTGAAGTTGGCTAGGCAGTCCACGATAGATGAGCGTCTGTCGCATTGCACCGACTGCGAAAACAACAAAATGGGAATTTGTAAGAAATGTGGGTGCATCATTCAGGGCAAAGTCCGGTTTCCAAACCAAAAATGTCCGATTGGGCTGTGGGGCCGCGAGTCTCAGGGCATTAAAGACCTCATAAACGACTAAAAATCGTGCAATTAACCCCACAAAATCTGCAAAAACTAAAGTTGGCCCTGCCAACCATGCCCGATAAAGAGAAACGGCGTGTCGCAGAGCTATTAAAGACGTATCAAAGCCAACTAACGCAGGCAAAGGGGAAGGATTCTTTTCTCGATTTCATTAATCACGTGTACCCCGGCTATAAAGTTGGGCCGCATCACCGCAAATTAGCGAAGATTTTTGAAGATATTGCCGAAGGCAAGAAGAAACGGGTGATCGTGAATATCGCCCCGCGTCACGGCAAGTCGGAGATGATCAGTTACCTCGCTCCGGCGTGGTTTCTAGGCAAATTTCCGCATAAAAAAGTGATTATGGCCTCACACACCGCAGATTTGGCGGTGAACTTCGGTCGCAGAGTTAGAAACCTCGTAGGCTCGGAGCTTTACCGTGACATCTTCTCCAACGTCGAGCTTCAAGCAGATAGTAAGAGTGCTTCTCGTTGGGGTACGAACTTTAATGGCGAGTATTTTGCTATTGGCGTTGGTGGTGCCTTGGCTGGTCGGGGTGCTGATCTATTCATTATTGATGATCCTCATTCTGAACAAGACGCCAAGCAAGGCCGATCTGATGTATTTGATCCCGCTTGGGAATGGTTTCAATCAGGACCGGTCCAGCGACTAATGCCGGGTGGCGCGATCATCGTGGTGATGACGCGGTGGAGTAAGCAGGACCTGACCGGCAAGATTGTCGAGCACATGACCAAGGAAGACGGGGCGGATGAGTGGGAGTTGGTCGAGTTCCCTGCCATCCTGAACGATAAACCGCTCTGGCCTGAGTTCTGGACGATTGAGGAGTTGCTGGCAAAGAAAGCCAGCATGGACATCCGGTACTGGCAAGCCCAGTACATGCAGGAGCCGACATCCGAAGAGGGTGCGCTCATCAAACGAGAGTGGTGGCAGGTTTGGGATAGAGATAATCCCCCGTCTTGCGAACACATCATTATGTCGCTTGACGCTGCCCAAGAGAAAACGAACCGGTCGGACTTTAATGCCTTATTAACGTGGGGGGTTTTCAAAAATGAGGAAACCCAGAATTACAACATTATCTTGTTGAACGCGATTAAGGAGCGGCTGGAGTTCCCGGAGCTAAAAGCGCTTGTCCTTGAGCAGTACAAAGAGTGGAACCCGGACACCTTTATCGTGGAAAAGAAATCCAACGGTGCGGCGCTGTATCAGGAGATGCGGCGCATGGGTGTCCCGATATCGGAATTTACCCCCGGTAAGGGGCAGGACAAGATTAGCCGGGTTAACTCGGTGACGGACTTATTTTCGGCGGGTATAGTCTGGGTGCCTGACCGCAGGTGGGCGTATGAGGTAGTCGAGGAGTGCAATGACTTCCCTGCCGGTACCCACGATGACTTGGTGGACGCCACCACATTAGCCCTTCTTCGTTTTAGGCAAGGCGGCTTTATTAGGCTCCCTACGGATGAGCCAGAACCAACGAAATGGTTCAAGAGCCACAGACGCGAGTCGTATTACTAGGAGAACTTAAATGGCCGTTGATAAAAGTTTGATGGAGGCTCCCCAAGGGATCGCGATACTCGCGGCTGAGATGGAGCCGATTGACATCATCGTTGAGACTGAAGAGGACGATGCTGTTGTTGAGTTGATGAAGGACGAGTCACGCTCGGAAGGGTTTGATGACAACCTCGCGGAGTACATGAGCGAGAGCGACCTTCAGACTATGGCCTCCGAGTTAATCGGACAGTACGAACAGGACATCTCCAGTCGCAAGGATTGGCTCGATACCTACGTCAAAGGTTTGAAGATTTTAGGCATTCGGTACGAAGAGCGTACTGAGCCGTGGCCGGGTGCGTGTGGTGTGTTCCACCCGCTCTTGATGGAGTCGGCTGTTAAGTTTCAGTCTGAGACGATCATGGAGACCTTCCCTGCAATGGGGCCGGTCAAGACCAAGATCATCGGCAAGGAGACCCCGGAGAAGAAGGACTCGGCTATTCGTGTCGCTGATGACATGAACTAC